AGATATTAATTCTGCATCTAAGAGAGTTAATATGTCTGGCCTTGGGAGTTCTGTAGATGCGGTTAGCGCAAAATTCTCAGCGCTCCAAGTAATGGGCGTCACCGCACTTGCAAATATTACAAATTCCGCAGTTAATGCGGGCAAAAAGATCGTATCAGCTTTGACTATTGATCCTGTTAAATCTGGTTTTCAAGAATATGAAACTCAGATTAACGCTGTTCAGACGATCTTAGCCAATACAGCATCGAAGGGTACTACTATTAACGATGTTAATGCTGCTTTGGATGAGTTGAACCATTATGCAGACTTAACTATCTATAATTTCACAGAGATGACCCGTAATATCGGTACGTTCACTGCTGCTGGCGTCGATCTGGATACCTCTGTTAATGCAATTCAGGGTATAGCTAACTTGGCAGCAGTATCTGGTTCAACCTCTCAACAGGCATCTACTGCAATGTATCAGCTTTCCCAGGCATTGGCAACTGGCACAGTTAAGCTTATGGACTGGAACTCTGTTGTTAACGCTGGTATGGGTGGCGAAGTGTTTCAGAATGCGTTGAAAGAGACATCCAAATTGCTTGGAACCGGTGCTGAAGCCGCAATCAAAGCAAAAGGGTCATTTAGAGAATCTCTACAGACTGGTTGGTTAACTTCCGAGGTTCTTACCGAAACTCTTAAGAAATTTACCACCTCTGGTGCTAATGAGTATGTAGCTGAATATACTGGGTTGTCTGTTGACGCAGTAGAAGCTGCTCTAGAAACTGCGGAAGCTCAATACGGAGAAGCAGATGCGATTGATAAAGCAGCCGAAGCGTTGGCTAAAAAATCCGGTAAAAATAAAGATGAAATTAAATCAGCCCTTGAAATGGCTAAAACAGCAACAGATGCCGCAACTAAAGTTAAGACATTCAGTCAGCTATGGGATGTTCTGAAAGAAGCCGCTCAGTCTGGCTGGTCAAAAACTTGGCAGATTATTATTGGTGACTTTGAAGAAGCCAAAAATCTCTTAACGCCACTGTCTGATTTCTTTACAGGCATCATTAATAAGATGTCCGACTGGCGGAATAATCTACTCGAAAGTGCACTTGGCAAAGGTTTTACTAGTTTGACTGAAAAAATCTCAGGTGTGCTGGAACCTGCGACAAAGGCAGCAGAAGCGGTAACGAAAGTTACGGGTGCTCTTGGTGATTTAGATGAGATAGTAAACAAGGTTATTCGTGGTGATCTTGGAAATGGACAGGAACGTATTAATGCGTTAACTGAAGCTGGTGAAAACTATTATAGAATTCAAAATAAAGTTAATGAAACTTTAGGAAATAGTTACCGTTATACTGACGAGCAGATTAAAGCTCAGGACGAATTGCTCGGGTCTACAGAACAAACAGCAGAAGCTACTGAAAATGCCTCAGAGGCTACTAAGAAGTTGACGGATGAGCAAAAGAATAACTTAAAAGAACTCTGTTCTATGACTGAGGAGCAGTTAAAATCTAAAGGATATACTGACGAACAGATTGCTGCTCTTAAAGAATTGGGAGCCACTGCAAATAAGTTGGGTATTCCTCTAGGGGATTTTATCGATAATCTAGATGAAATTAATGGTCGCTGGTTACTAATAAATTCATTTAAAAATATTGGTAAATCGCTGATAGCGGTGTTCACCTCAATAGGTAAAGCCTGGCGAGAGATTTTCAAACCCCTTCAGGCTGACACAATTTTCGACATTATAGCAGCATTCCATAAATTTACGGCATCACTAATTCCTAATGAAGATAATGCCAAGAAATTAACTAGAACTTTTAAAGGTTTATTTGCAGCGCTAGATATTATTAAAACTCTGGTTGGCGGTGGTTTAAGCATTGCCTTTAAAGTTTTATCTGCTATTTTAAATGCGTTTGATCTTGACATCCTCGATGTTACTGCAAGTATTGGCGATGGTCTGGTTGCATTCCATGATTGGTTGCTTGAAGGCAATGCTCTTTCCAAAGCGATTAACGGATTTATAAACAAACTTCCAGGGTTTATTGCGCAAATCAAGGAATGGTTTAATGCTTTCAAGGAAACACCTGCTGTCCAGAAACTTGTTACCGCTATTGAGGCCATTCATTCGGCATTTACTAAGTTAACAAGTGGCGATATCAGCCTTGGTGAGTTCGCCTCGTCTCTTGGAGCGAATCTGGCGAAAGCAATAACGTCTCTTCCCGGTATTGCGCTCCAGGTCGGCAAAGATTTTATCGCAGGATTTCAAAATGGAATCAGCGATAGCGTCACTGGAGTTATTGATAGCATAATAGATTTCTGTCTTAACTTTGTGGATGGATTTAAAGAAGCCCTTGGTGTTCAATCACCTTCTTGGAAGGCATACAAGACCGCTACTGATTTCTTCCAGGGCTTTATCAATGGTGCTAACAGCATGATCGGAAATGTTGTATCCGTCCTGAAATCTATCGGCAGTAAAATTGTAGAAGTTTTTAAGAGTCTCTGGGATTATATTACTGATGAAAGTGGAAATATTGAATGGGGTAAGTTGTTCGCAGGCGGCGCAATAGTTGGCATGATTTTAGCCCTGAAGCAACTTGCTGACGCATTTAGTTCAATAGCCGGTGTCTTTGATGGTGTTGGCGATCTTCTTTCTGGTGCCGGAAAAGCATTAAATAGCTTCAGTAAAGTTCTTAATGGTGTTGCTTGGGATCTTAAAGCGAAGGCGTTGCTGAAGATGGCCATTGTAATTGGTGTTCTTGTAGCTGCTATTTGGGTTCTTACTACGATTGATGATCCAGCAAAACTTTGGCAAGCAGTTGGCGTTATTGTTGTACTTGCCGGTGTACTCATTGGGTTGTCTGTTGCGATGGATAAACTGTCCTCTGCATCGGTTGCTGTTAATGGTAAGGCTAAGACATTAGATATTAAGGGGATACAAAATTCTATCATACAGATTGGTCTTGCATTACTACTAATGGCCGCAGCTGTGAAACTAATCGGCGGAATGGATGCTGACGAGGCAAAACAAGGATTTCTCGGCCTTGCTGGTATGGCTGTGGGTATGATCGTGTTTATTGCAGCACTTGGCAAACTATCTAAACATGATGGTGATGTTAGTGCTGTAGGTAGCATGATGAAGAAGCTTGCTGTCGCTATGATACTGATGGCAGTTGCTTGTAAACTCATCGGAATGCTATCTGCAGAGGATATGCTGCAAGGGGCAGCGTTTGCGGCTGGGTTTGCGATTTTCGTGATAGCCATTACCAAAGTTGCAAAATCTGCTGGCAACAACGTAAGCAAAGTAGGTGGCCTGGTTTTAAAACTAACAATTGCTATGATGCTTATGGTAGCTTTCTGCAAACTCGTTGGGATGCTTTCTACTGAAGAAATGCTAAAAGGTGCTGCTTTTGCTGCTGCATTTGTAGTATTTGTTGGCGCATTAGTTAAAGTCACCAAGATAGGCAAAAAGCAACAGATAGCGCAAATTAGTGGTCTTGTTCTCAGCATATCAGTTTCGCTCTTAATGTTAGTAGGAGTTTGTAAACTCGTTGGGATGCTAACAGTAGAAGAGATGATCAAAGGCGCTGCGTTTGTTGCAGCTTTTGTGATTTTGCTCAAAGTGCTGATGAAGACCCTCACCATTAGTAACGAGCAGCAAATGGCCAAAGTAGCTGGAACTATTCTGGCAATATCTGCTGCAATTGCTATTTTAGCCGCTGTAGCAATACTGCTTAGTTTTGTGGATATAGGAGGATTGGCTAAAGGTATTATAGCGGTCGGTCTACTTAGTGTGATGATGACTGCTATGATTAAGGCTCTCAAAGGCGCGCAAGATGCAAAGGGCGCTATCCTGATGATGGCCATTGCTATTGGCGTAATGGCTGCTTCTATCGTGGCGCTGTCTTTTATTGATACCAAAAGCTTAGCGTCTGCAGCTGGGGCTATGACTGTTGTTATGTCTGCGTTTGCTCTAATGGTTAAGAGTATGAAGGGGATTAAAGATGTTAAAGTCGGCCCACTTATTGCTCTAACTGGAGTTGTTCTTGTTCTTGCCGGAATTATCTACATACTCCAAGATGTTGATCCATTGTCAGCCATTAGTACCGCAGGATCTTTAGCGGTATTGATGTTGTCCATGTCTGTAGCCCTTAAGATTATAAGCTCTGTCGGTAATAACGCGACGAGTGCATTAAAGGGTGTCCTATTATTGACAGCGATGGCAGTGCCATTATTGGCATTTGTCGGTGTTCTTGCGGTAATGCAAAATGTGACGGTTGCAACAAATAATGTAATTGCACTTGTCGCCCTTGCGGCTGCTTTAACATTACTGCTGATACCGTTAACAGTAGTCGGTAACTTTGCTGGATCAGCTTTACTTGGTGTTCTATCATTAACCGCAATGGCAGTGCCATTATTAGCATTTATTTTAGTATTGAAGCAGATGGACGGCATTGAGAATGCATCTGAAAAGATTACATCATTAATAACAATGATGACCGCAATGACCTTACTGCTTGCTATACTCGCTATTGTTGGATTAGGTGGTCCGGCAGCAATTATAGGAATTGCTTCTTTGGTTGCTCTGTTCGCTGCCATTGGTGGGTTAGCAGTTGCTGTTGGAGCGTTAATGGAGAAATTCCCGAGTATTCAAAAATTCCTCGATACTGGCCTGCCTGTGCTTGAACAGTTAGCTGGCAGCATCGGCACTATGATTGGTAAGTTCATTGGCGGCGTTGGTGAGGGTTTGAGCGACAGCCTAGTCAAAATGGGAGAAGATATTGCTGCTTTCATGGACCAGCTTGCAATCGCTAGTGACAATGCTGCAGGTGTTAAGGGCGAATCTTTTGATGGTGTGAAGCAGTTAATGGGAGTTATGGCAGACATTGGTCTGACTACTGTAGGAACTACATTTGCGGATATTTTCACTCTTGGTGGAACCTCAATGGAGAAATTCCAAACTGATGGAGTGGCATTCTTCGATGCGATGAAAGCAATTTCTGAAGCTTCTGCTGGGGTTTCAGTAAATGAAGAAGCACTCACCTCGATTGTTACAGCAGCTACAAAGCTAGGAACTTTACAGGCTAGTCTGGAGCCAATCGGAGGGGTAATAAGCTGGTTTGTTGGTAGAGATGATCTTGGCACATTCGGAATTAGCGTAGGTCAATTCATAGGTTCTATGAAAACAGCACTAGCTACACTAGATGGTGTTACACTTGACGAAACTGCGCTGGCATCGGTGATTACTGCTGCTGAAAAGCTGAGTGAATTACAAGACAGTCTTACCCCTATGGGTGGTGTAATTAGCTGGTTCTCTGGAAGAACAGATCTTGGTACGTTTGGTACTAATGTTGGTCTGTTTGCAGATGCAATGGGTAAGCTTAAGACCGGAATGGGCGAAACTGGTATCTCGGAAACAGTAATTACATCTGTAACGAATGCTGGTAACGCAATTATTGCATTGCAAGAGGCTCTTCCGGAAGAGGGTTGGTTTGATGGTAAGATGAACCTTAGTGAGTTCTCTGATTATGTAACCGACTTCAGTACTGCTATGGCTACCTTTAGTTCAAAAGCAACAGAAATTGATACCGGATTAGTATCTACCTGCATAAACACTGCCTATAAGATCAAGAACTTAATAGAGTCTCTTGTGGGTATTGATACTAGCGGTGTTGAAACATTCACAGGAATTGGTACTGGTGGTTTTGGCGCAGATGGTCCTGCTTATGATATCGCACGTGCAATTGCCGCATTCGGTGATAAGGTTGCCGATATCGACACCAATAGAGTGTCAGTAGCTGTAAGTGCTGCTAGACAGTTAAAAACCTTGATTAATGGTCTCGTTGGTCTTGATACCAGTGGCATAGAGAAGTTTAAACCTGGTGAGATTGCCGATCAGATGCAGACTTTCTCAGACAAAGTCTCTGGTATAGACACTGGTAAAGTCTCTAGCTCTATTTCTAGTGCGAATCGGCTAAAGAATTTCATCTCTGGTTTGTCTGGATTAGACACCAGCGGTATCAGTAAATTTAAGCCAGGAATCGTTGGCTCTGCTTTAAACGCATATTCTTCGTCGATTTCTGGATTCAATGCCGAGAGTGTTAACAGTTCTATTAATACAGTTGCTCGTCTGAAAAACTTTATCAATAGTTTAGCTGATATTAACACTACTGGTGTTAGCAGTTTTAAAGCAGCAGTAGATGAGCTAAGCACGGTTAACATTGATGAAATGGTTAAAGCCTTCTCTGGGGCATCCGCTAAAATGTTAAAATCTGGTGCTGATATGATCACCGGACTAATTAAAGGAATGCAGTCTAAGCTTCCTGTAGTGAAATCAGCAACTCTTAAAATCCTTACATCAACGATCAGTGAATTACGCAAAGTAGTTCCTAAGTTTGAAGCTGCTGGTGGAGCCATGATCACGAGAATGTCCGGCGGTATGACCAGTAGACGGAGTACGTTAAGCGCTGCTGTTGCATCTTGTCTTTCTAGTGCAACATCGTCTATACGTAGCTACTATTATACGTTCTACAACGCAGGATCTTATCTAGTTGCAGGTTTTGCAGCGGGTATTAGCGCTAGTTCGTACTTAGCTGCTGCTAGAGCAAGAGCCATGGCAAATGCTGCTGCTCAGGCTGCTAAGGCTGCATTAGACATCAATTCCCCTTCTAAGGTCTTTAAGAAGATAGGTTACTCTGTACCTGAAGGATTTGCGATGGGTATTGATAAGATGTCTGGTATGGTTAAGAAATCGTCTGTAGCTATGACTAATACGGCTCTTAATGGAACTAAGCAGGCAGTTGCTGGTATAGCTGAGATGATGTCCATTGACGCTGATTACCAGCCTGCTATTAGGCCGGTGCTTGATCTCAGCGATGTTGAATCCGGAGCAGGTTCAATTGCGTCTATGTTCAACAATAGTCCTTCCATTGGCGTTAACAGTAATCTTAGAGCTATTGGTTCTATGATTAATGAAAATAGTCAAAATGGAAGTAATGATGATGTTGTGTCTGCAATTAACAAGCTTCGCAAGGGCCTCGACAATGTCGGTAATACTACGTATACGATTAACGGTGTTACCTACGACGATGGAAGCAACATTCATGATGCAATGAGTGCAATCGTTAGACAGGCGAGAATCGAAAGGAGGGTATAAAATGCCAAGTGTTACAAATCTTAAGATAGCTGCACAAACCGGGGACAGCAATACTTATTATGCAACGTGGGACTTTAAAGAAACAATAAGTAAAAAAGTAGATAACACGTCTAATAATGGAATAGCCGCCGGCGATTGGGTAACTATTAAATCGGGAGCGACATATTATAATGGCGTTTCTATTCCTTCCTGGGTATTCAATGAAACCTGGAAGGTAGTGCAAGTTAACCGAGGCGATCGTGCTGTACTCGGCAAAAATAAAACAGGCAAGTATGATATCCAAAGTGCTATAAGCACAAAATATTTAACTGGTGGGTCCTCCTCTTCAGGGGGGTCCACCACAACGGAGGAAACTACAAATTACCTAGATCACTTTCAGGTAACATGGTATTATGCTACCGGCGATGGACTTTGGTTCCAAGCAAGTGAATCGGATGTGAAGATAAAGCAGGCCATATATAATGCCCCCTCTAATGCCTATCGTGTTAAGGTTTCTGTAAAACCTGTATCACAAACCCATAAGGTTAATGACGAAGATGTATCATATTGGACGGGAACTACTGTTTCTACAGATTATTATATGGCAGGAGATCCCCCAGAAACCCCGAGTGCCCCCACTGTAAAAATCGAAAAATATCGATTGACTGCTACCCTTGAAAATATTTCAGACAGCAAGACCGATCGTATAAAATTCGAAGTGTATAGCGGAACGTCTAAAGTAAGTACAGGAACTGTTAAAGTAGAATTAAGAAGGGCCAGCTATAGTTGCAATATTACTGCTGGAAGAGATTATCGGGTTCGTTGTGTAGCTATAAACGATGGCGCAGCAGGATACCAATATAGTAGTTGGAGTGAGTTTTCCTCTAGCGTAGACACTGCTCCAAGTGCTCCGCACTCTATACTTAGCCTTGCGGCGTTGTCAGAGACATCTGTACAACTTTCCTGGAAAAAAAGTCCAAACGCCAAAAACTACGAAGTTCAGTATACTACCAAAAAGATATATTTCGATAGTGCTAGTAGCGAAGTACACTCGGTTACTGTAGAAGCTATCGACACTGAAACCATTAAAGCTACCGCTGTAGTCACAGGGCTTGAAACGGGGCAAGAGTATTTCTTCAGAGTTAGAGCGACGAATGATGAGGGCGAGTCTGGATGGTCAAAAATAAAATCGATTGTTCTGGGTAAAGCTCCAGCTGCTCCTACTACATGGTCATCAACTACCACTGCTATTGTGGGAGAAACATTACTGCTCTATTGGGTCCATAATGCAGAAGATGGTTCTTCTGAAACGTATGCCGAGTTGGAAATGTATGTTGATGGTGTTAAAGAAACACATACTATACGAAACAATGCTTCCGATGATGACAAGGATAAGACAAAATACTATAAAGTAGATACCTCAAGTTACTCAGAAGGAGCCACTATTCAATGGCGTGTAAGAACAGCGGGGGTTACTAAAACATATGGTGATTGGTCTGTCCAGAGAACTGTAGATATCTACGCTCCAGCTACATTAGATCTTAATGTAGTCGATACTAATGGCCAAAATATTTCTATAGTTACGTCTTTCCCCTTTTACATTTCAGCCACTGCCGGACCAGCAACACAACTTCCAATAGGCTATCATGTATCCGTTGTTTCCGATGAAGCATATACAACAGTCGATAGTATTGGCAATCCAAAGATTGTAAATGCAGGTGAAGCAGTATACTCTAAATATTTCGATGCTACTGAGCTGATGCTTGAATTATCTGCGAACAATGTAGATCTGAATAATAATGCAAATTATACAGTAACTTGTGCAGTTTCTATGGATTCTGGTCTTAGAACTGAAGGAACTGTACAGTTTAGCGTAGCTTGGACAGAGCTTGCATATGAACCAGACGCAGAAATAGGTATTGATACTGACACGTATTCTGCCTATTTAAGCCCTTATTGTATAGACGATGAGAGTGGGTCGCCTATTAGCGACGTATTGTTATCGGTTTATCGTAAAGAGTTTGATGGCACGTATACCGAGATAGCCGAGGGAATTGAAACTACAGCTAGTACGTTTATCATTGATCCCCATCCAGCTCTTGACTATGCTAGATATCGAATTATAGCGACTTCCAAGTCTTCCGGAGCTGTTAGTTATTACGATCCTCCTGGTTATCCAGTCAAGGGAAAATCTGTGGTTATCCAGTGGGATGAGGAGTGGTCTAATTTTGATGCCCAAAATGGTGAAGAATTAGAGAGTCCCCCATGGACTGGATCCATGCTCCAAATTCCGTACAACATCGATGTGTCTGATAGTAGTAAACCTGATGTAGCACTTATCAATTATATTGGCAGAGAAAACCCAGTTAGTTACTATGGCACACAAATTGGGTCTACTTCGTCTTGGAATGTTGAAATTCCAAAAGAGGATAAAGATACTCTATACGCTCTTCGGAGACTAGCTCGATGGATGGGCGACGTATACGTTCGAGAGCCTTCTGGTAGTGGTTATTGGGCAAATATTGTTGTGTCTTTTAGCCAAAAACATTGCGAGGTAACCATTCCAGTATCATTATCTGTCACAAGAGTGGAGGGCGGTGTCTAATGACTGATTGGCTAAAATCAATGAATCAAACATTTGAGTATTACATTGTCGATCCTGGGACCTGGAAAGACAGTAAAAAACTCGATACAGTAAAGTCTTGCAGTATTACAAGAGATGCTGAAGCTGAAACATTAGGTTCTGCTACCATTGATGTGACAGAGTTGATCGAAGAATCATATGTCAGAATCTATCTTGTCACACTTCAAAATGGAGTTACGAATCGATATCCATTAGGGACATTTCTTGTTCAAACTCCTTCGTCTTCGTTTGATGGCAAGACACGTGATTCTTCGCTTGATGCTTATACCCCTTTAATCGAACTTAAAGAGAACCCTCCTCCTCTCGGATATTCTATACTTAAAAACGAAAACATCCTCGATAACGCATATTTGATTTGCAGGGAACACGTAAGAGCTCCAGTTGTAAAGGCAGCCTCTGATGACAAGTTGTATGATGACTTTGTCGCAAACACTGACGATACATGGATGTCGTTCCTAAACGATTTGTTGACTAATGCAAAATATTATTTCGATCTTGATGAAATGGGTCGTGTCTTGTTTGCTCCTAAGCAGGACACGGCTTCTTTGCAACCTGTATGGGAATTCAATGATGATACGAGTTCTATACTATATTCTGATATTAGTATGGAACATGATTACTATGGGATTCCTAATATTGTGGAGGTAGTTTACTCTAAAGGAAATACTTTTTATTATGCAAAGGTTATTAATGACGATGAAAATAGCCCAACATCTACCGTGAATAGAGGAAGGGAGATAGTTCATAGAGTTAATAATCCGGACTTTGCAGGAGAGCCAACTAAAAAGCAGATCGAAGAATACGCTAAACAAACACTTAAAAGCTTGTCAGCCATTGAGTACACGATTAGTTATACGCATGGATATTGTCCAGTTCGTGTAGGAGATTGTGTTCGCCTCAATTATTCCAGAGCTGGCATTAACGGTGTTAAAGCAAGAGTTATAAGCCAGACTATAAAATGCGAGTCAGGATGTCCTGTAGCAGAAAAAGCTGTATTTACTATGAAATTGTGGGGTGATGATTCTTGGACCTAAATAGTGAGCTGATATCTCAATTTGTAAAGGCTACAAAAGACGATGAAAAGCCAAAAACCGGAGCCATTGTAAATGGTACAACTGTTGAGTATAACGGCAAAACATATGTAAAAATCGATGGCTCCGAGCTATTAACCCCAGTTACAACTACCGTAGCCATTAAGGATGGCGAAAGGGTTAGTGTAACAATTAAAGACCATTCTGCAACTGTTACAGGTAATCTTACGGCTCCGGCAGCACGAAATTCTGATGTACAGGAAATTGGTAATAAAATCTCGGAGTTTGAAATTGTTGTGGCTGATAAAGTTAGCACTAAAGAACTTGATGCCCAGGTTGCTAGAATCGACGAGCTTCAAGCTGAGAATGTAACCATTAAGGGTCGTTTAGAGGCTAGTGAAGCATCTATCGGGGAACTGGAAACAGATAACGTAACCATTAAGGAAACATTAACAGCTAATAAAGCATCCATTGACAATCTCGAAGCTACTAAAATTAGCGCCGAAGTTGCAGATGCCAAGTACGCCACCATCGAAAATTTAGAGGCTACTAATGCTGATATCTACAATCTGAATGCTAATTACGCCAGTTTCAAGACTACAACCACTGACAAACTTACAGCGATTGATGCAAGTATTACTGACTTAGATACTAAAAAGCTTAATGCAGAAGAAGCTGAGATTAAGTATGCCAACATCGATTTCTCCAACATCGGTAAGGCTGCAATCGAGCATTTCTATGCAAAATCGGGCTTAATCAAAGACGTAGTTGTTGGCGATGGCACAATCACTGGTGAGTTAGTCGGCGTGACCATTAAAGGCGACTTGATCGAAGGTAATACTATCAAAGCTGAGAAACTAGTAATCAAGGGGTCTGACGGCCTCTACTACAAACTCAACACTGACGGTGTTACGACTGAAGCCGAACAGACTACCGAGAACAGTCTCGATGGTAGCCATATTATGGCAAAGAGTATTACGGCAACCAAAATAGATGTAAAAGATCTTGTGGCTTTTGATGCAACTATTGGCGGATTCAAGATTACCTCAGATGCAATATATTCTGGGATAAAAGAAAGCCCTACGAATACCACTAGGGGTATTTATATGGATAATACTGGTCAGCTTTCGATCGGTGACGCCAATAATTTCCTTAGGTATTACAAAGATCAAAATGGAGCCTATAAACTAGAGCTCTCCGCCAATAGCATAACCATGTCAACCGGCGGATCTACAATTGAAGATGAGCTCAGTAATATCAAAGATGAAATGGCAACAATAAAGGATGAAGTCACTACATCGCTACGTATTGAGTCATCTAAGGGTACTGTTTTTAAGAGTGATCAGGTTTCCACAGTATTATCAGCCGTTATATACAGAGGAAATCAGAGAATCACGGATATGCAAACACTGAAATCAGTAATGGGGGATAGTGTATATCTAGAATGGAGCTGGCAGCGTCTTAATGATGAACAATTCTGGGTTGTATCTGCGGATGACACACGGATTGGAAATGATGGATTTACCTTCACTCTAAGTCCTAATGACGTAGATACAAAAGTAACATTCATGTGTACACTTAACGACGCGTAAAGGAGAGAATATTATGGCTATAAAATCAGCCGACCAAATAACGATAATCGACGTTACCGATGCATATTCGGTGATGTTGACAAGTGAGGCATATACATTTGTAGGAGGCACAAACGGTTCTTCTACAGGAGCTAGTTGTACCACAGAAGCAGTAGCATTCTGCGGAACAAATCGCTGTTCTTCTGTAACTGTGGCGGCTGCAGATATTACTTGCCCTACTGGCATTTCAGCTACAGTTGAAAATAGCGGTACCTCTGCAGTTAAAATTACGTTTGTTACTACCGCTGCGATTACCACAGCTTGTGAAGCTACCATTCCTGTCGTCGTTGATGGTATCACAATGAATAAAAAATTCTCATTCGCTGTAGCTAAATCCGGAGCTAGCGGAACCTCTGTAACAGTAAGCTCTACCTCTGTTACGTATCAGGTAGGCACTAGTGGCACAGAAAAACCTACCGGGACATGGCAACCTACTGTCCCATCTGTTGGAGCCGGAAAATATTTATGGACAAAAACAGTAGTTAACTACTCTGATGGTAAGTCTACAGAATCGTATAGCGTTTCTTATCAGGGTACAAATGGTTCCAACGGTTCTTCTGTGACAGTCAGTTCCACATCTGTTACATATCAGACAAGCTCGAATGGTACAACCCCGCCAACTGGAAAATGGGAATCTACCGTTCCTACCGTAGCAAATGGTCAGTTTCTTTGGACTAAAACATACGTGAAATATTCGGATGGAAAAGAAACCACCTCTTATAGTGTTTCTTATAAAGGCACTAACGGAACTGACGGCAAAGATGGCGCAGCTGGAGCAGATGCTTTAACACTTACCATTACATCTTCGAATGGAACGGTGTTTAAGAATAACTCCGGATCTACTATACTTACTGCGCATGTGTTTAAGGGTGCAGTCGAACAGACAATCACAGATGCCGGTGTATGCGGCTCTCTCGGAAGTATTAAGTGGTATAAGCAGGGTTCTTCTACCGCTATCAAAACTGCTAAGACACTTACTGTCTCGGCATCGGATGTGCAAAATTCGACAGTCTATACCGCCCAACTTGAGTGATAGGAGGGGGTGATGGTATGGCTCGAGCAAAGGCAGAA